CATACTTAAAGTCAAGATAGAAAATTAGACCTGAAGGCAAGTTCATTGGTTGAACAGAAACGAATTCCTGTGCCGCCAATTCACCAAAAATTCTACGAACTAATGGAAGTGCTACACCACTCCACTCTTCAGAGTTAGCAGATGTACCAGTTCTTGAAGCCTCATCAATCAACTGACGAGCCTGATTTTCAAGAAGAACAGCCATTCCGTTTACTTCGTGTTCTTGGTTAAGACCTTCTAAAAGACCTGTTGGTTCCCATTTCTTGACTAATTTGCGAGTTTGTTCCAATAGTTGTCTTTGTGGATTATAACCATCCATCAAGCCTTCTATTGTTCCTATATTTTTACTCATTTTTTAGTCTCCTAATTTAAAGTATGTTAGCCAATTTCTTGAAACGATTCTTTAACTCAGCACCCTCAGAAATTACTTCTTCATTTTGTGGTTTAGTAGAAGCAACTGGCTTTGAACTTGAACCTTTAGATTCATTAACTGGTTTTACACTTGTACCTTTAAAAGATTCTGCAAGTGTAGAGTAAACCAATTTGATTTCTCTAAGGTTTGAAGTTCTATCAAAAGTTTCAACAACTTTTAATTTCTGCTCGTTACTTAAACCAAACGCTCTGAATAGTTTGTTTGAGAATAATAGTTTAGCGTTCAATAGATTGACTTCGTTTAATTTATCACGAAGAAATTTTACAACTTCTCTGTGCTCTTTAACTTCTCCTTGAAGTTTAGCGATTTCATCCTTTTTGTCCTCTTCGTCTTCTTCTTCAGAAAGTGCTTTAAGAACTTCTTCTAAGTCGATGTCTTCATCCATCTCCTCTTCTTTGTCCTCTCCCTCTTTAACCACTTCGTGGTCATCAAGTTCGTTACCTGCAGGTTCGTCTTTACCCTCTCCCTCAGGTCCTTGTGCACCAGTCTTTGAAGAATCATTAGCTTCAGGATTCACTTTGTTATCGGCTTTACCAATATCAGATGATACATCGTTTTCATCGACTTTTTCTTCTTCGTCTTTATCTTCGACTTCTTCGACTTCTTCTTTGTCTTCATCTTCTTCTTCAGTAAGGTCTGCTTCTAACTCTTTAAGAATAGATTCAAGGTCAAGGTCGTCATCATCGTCTTCCTCTTCCTCTTTGTCTTCGACTTCGTGAGCCATTTCATCATGGTCTTCATCTTCGCCTTCTTCTTTATCTTCTTCTTCTTTGTATGAGCCTTCTTCAGCATCTTCGCCTTCTTCAGAATCTTCTTCTTCACCTTCGTGAGCTATTTCATCTTCATCCTCTACTTCATCGGCATGTGAGATTTCATCTTCATCTTCGATTTCAGATTGGATTTTCTGAGCTAACATTGATTTCAATTTAGGTGTGAATGCTTCTTCAAGTGCCATTTTCGCATTTGCTAGAGCTGTTTCACGAACTGCTTTTGCATCTGCAATGGCTTCTTTTAGTAAATCATCCATTTTATTTTCCTTATAATTGGATTCAGTATAGTTATTAGGAACTATAATAAGATTGAATTATCTTCGGTTACACTTTATGATGTACGAATAGTACGAAAGTGTATTTCGTTTTATATAAATATAAAACTTTGTAAAAAAATACACACTAAATGGGTATTTTTTTATTTATCTTGTTCTTTCTCTTTGAGAACTTTATATTTGTTTCGTAGAATAGCTTTATTCTTTTTCTCTCTTTTCAACGCTGATGGTTTAGTGTAATAACTTCTTTCACGAAGTTCTAACATCATACCACTTTGTTTTACTTTTTTCTTGAAAATAGAAATAGCTTTTTCTATTGATTGTCCTTTTCGGACTTCAACTTTAATCAAATTAACCTCTTAGTCGTTTTCTTTTTCACCTTTGTAATTATCATCTACATAATTAAAGAACTTTTTCTTTTCATCATCAGATAAATCAGCAGGTGATTTAATTCCAAATTTTTTCATGGCTTTTTGAAAGAATGCTTCGTAATCTCCCTCTTCAATATCACTACCCTTTACATTCTTTAATCCAGCTTTAACCATCGCATCTTCTTGTTCATCATCTTTCATTGAATCTTCATCATCATGACCAGGTACATGACCATCTTCGATTTCGAAATAACGAGATAGTACATGGCCCATATCTTCGTATAATCCGCTTAATCTTTGTTGTAATGAATTTGATTCTTGTGCAATCTTACCAAATTGTTTAGATAGGTTTGTTAACTCTTTCATGTTACGATTGACTGTAACTTTATCAAACCAATCATCTGTTTCACTTAATGTATATGATTTTGCTTTATTCGCGATATCAGAAAGTGATTCAGCCATTTTCTTTAAATCTTGTTCGTTTTGTAATGTCTCACCAAATTTTGTAAATTGTGAAATTGCTTCTTGTACATCTTTTGCAGTTACCTTTTCACTCTTTCCATAAATATCTTCTACGATATCAGTAAGACCTGTGTTTGTTCCAGCACCAATTGCAGGTGTACTAACCACACCTCCAACGAGTGAGAAACTATTTTCGTTTAATAAATCTTTTAACTTTGCCATGTTTGTCTCCTTATACTTATATAAATATAATCATCTTCGTTTTTTACCACGAAGATAACTACGAAATCTTTTATCTACTTTACTCCATAACACAATCAACATATCTCTAATACCCTTACTTGTATCTTGTGCTGGACCTGATTTGATACTTTGAATAATATCCATTGCATCATATCTTCCACCTTTAACACCATCCATCATTATCTTAATAGATTGTTGGGATGCTTTATTAAAAATCTTACCCATTGTTTTAATATCTTTTTCGATAAACTTTTTAGATTCTGGTGTTGAATATCCTAATGATGGAACATTCATCTTATGTGTGGTTTTAATTGAACCTGGTACATAAGAACCCTCTTCTTTTAATAATTCTTTTAATTTAATCATCTTGAAACTTATCTTCTAATCCATCTTTACCATCTAAATAATTGTAAACTGATTGTAAGTAATCTTGTGATTTAGTAAGTTTAGATTGAACCCAAGCTGGAAACTGAACTCCACCATCTCCATCTTTATCAACATTATCTATAATTTTGTAAATCATTTTAGCGTACTTCATACTTCTTTCTAATTGTTGTTTAGCCATTTTACCCTCATGGTCAGGTGTAGCTTCATCTAATCTAAAATCTTTCCATTTTGCCCACATCTTATGATTCATTACTTCTTCTCCAATATCTCTTTCATTTGAAACGCTTTTAATATAATATATTGAATGTTATCAATAGTTAGTTTATCATTTTGTGTT